CCAAGACGGAACCCTTCTCCAATTGAAGATCCGATCTCTTGCATAAGTCGTGAGGGGGAACCGATTTCAAAGAACCCAGTGATTCCTGAAACAATGCTCTCCCCAATACCTTTGATTGTATCAAACAAAACTTTAGAAGTTTCAGAAATACCTTCCGCTAAACTTGAGATAATATTTTGCCCAGAATCTTTTAAATCAATACCTTTGAGATATTCAATTACTTCAGTCCACTGTTTGGTTATAATGTTCAGTGGGTGGTATTTTGCAATTTGATCGATAATTTCTCTAAACTTCTCGGGTATGCTACTAGTTTCAAGTTCCGGTTCTATAACTTCTACAGAGTACGAAAGCCCGCCTTCAAAATCTAAGGGTTTTGGTTCTTCAATTGTTGGTGTTATAACACGGGTATTGTAAGTAAGTTCTTCTTCTAGTGGAGAGATATTAGGTTCAGGTATTTCATTTTCGTATCTAATCGCGCTAGTATAGGTTTCAATTGTTGGTGTTATAACACGGGTATTGTAAGTAAGTTCTTGTTCTGTTGGAGATATTCCCGGTGGAGAAATGGATTCGGGCAAGCTCTTTTCAAGACCGAGTTTAAACCCTTCACCAACAGCAATACCCATTTCTTCAGTGAGTTTTGATGGGCTGGAAATCTTGAAAAAGCTTTTAAACCCTTCTACAATACTTTCTCCAATCCCCTTAACCGCGTCTACTACCCGGGATCCGATATCGAGGACGCCCGAAAGAAGACCACGAATAATCTCTTTACCCGTCTCGATAAGATCGATGCTCTGAAGGTAGTCTATAATCTTTTTCCACTGTCTAGTTATGATAGCGAATGGGTTGTACTTTATGATAGCGTCAAGAATCCCGGAAAACTTTTCAGTGATTGTTTCTTTGAGCCAGGTTATTCCGCTTACTAGGTACCCCACCGTTTTATCCCAGGCATTACCGATCCAGTCTAAAGCACCACCAACCACTTCACTTACTTTCTCCCATTTGGCTGTAAACCACTCGGAAACCCTGTCCCAGTTCTTGGATAGGTACCAAAGAGCAGCTACAAGACCAACAATTGCGACAACTATCCATGTAATCGGGTTTGCGAGAAGGGCAGCTGTAAACGCCCAGACAGAAGTCGTAGCCGCTGTAAGTGAAGGAACCAGTCCTAATGTAGTTGCGGTGGTGTAGAGATATACAGCCCCAGTTGTTGTAAGTATAACAGTCGATAGCCCGGACATCATAGCACTTGCTGCCCCGAGTAATGGGGTTAGATCTACTCCTAGAGCGTGTGCAAGTTTTCCAATCTCAGTCTGGAACCATTGAAGTGTGGTTCTCGTTTCATTATAAGCATCCCCCATCGCAATGATGTAGTCAGCACTACCTTCAATCTCTTTGGAGAGTTGGGCAACTTGGTCTTCAGTGATTCCGAGTTCGCGGTACAAGGCACGAGTATCTCCTTTTGCCTTGTTCATCGCAGATCCCAAAACCACTGTTGATTTTTCTCCTCTTAGCCCACGTTCCTCTAAAGCAGCGAGTATAACAGCAGTATCTTCAATGGTTAGATTGTACTCATCCATCCGTTTTGCCATGTTGCCGACAAGGTTGAGATACTGACCGATTTCTAGACTAGTATGGGTCATGACAAACCCAAGTGTATCCATTGTTTCGGCGAGATCCCTTGCTTCAATGCCTACTGATTGTAATGCAACGGAACGGCGTGCTAGATTAGTGGCATCTTCCTCAGCGGCTGTACCAACCATATCCCAAAACTGAGCATACTCCGCAAGCTCTTCCCGGGTTCTAAGACCCTGTCGAGCCCCGGCTTCCATAACACCGTAAGCGTCTTCAAGGCTAAAAGAGAGGTTTGTTAGTTCTGTGGCTAGATCAATTACTTCCTGCCGATTCATACCGGTGATATACGCGATCTTATCAGCAGTGAAATACAGATCCTGTTGAGACCGAAGATACGCCTCTGTTGCAACTGCCGCCCCGCCAATCGCTATACCAATTGCTGCCCAATCTTTTGCAACTTTGTCGGTGGTTCTCTTGGTAACGTCTGCGTGACGCTCAACTTGTTCATTAAGCTTGGTTACATCTCTACTAACATCTTCAATTTCGTTCCCGGCAACTCGACCGTATTCAGTAGTAACTTGTCCAAGTTCATCAAACTCGGTTTGGGTGTCAACCACTTTAGATTCAATACCGTTGAGTTGAGAATCAATTCCACGAAGTTTGTTTGAGACAGCATCATCTAAACCTAATTGGATTAATAGAGAGCGTAACGCAGTCATCTATTATTGCCTCCTAGAAGATTCCTTCATCTTCTTTTCAATTTGTTCGTTCATGATGTCAAGGGCCGCGTTCGCTTCCATGATCTCGTCCATACTCATAGATGATGCGTCTGAATAGGTAATCCCGGTGTCGGAGAGAACCAACCGCCAGAACCACCAATTAGACCGAGCTAATGTTCTGTATTCACTTCTACTGCGGGATGGACTCTCCGAGTTGAAATTCTACCGCTGCGTTTGCCACCTCCTGACAGGTTTCGTAGTCCTCGAAATCGTCTAGGGTTACTCTGGGGTTTACTACCATGTATTCGAGAATTTCAGATAGAAACTTCTCTTCAAGCATTACCCCGAACCGGTTCTTACAACGATCTCGTAGTCTAGCCCATTCCCTAGGTGAGATTTTCTTGAGGGTGTATTCGACTCCTCGAATCGTAACTTTCTTCTCTTCCGTCATTATCTAGCCTCGTAATCCACAATACGGATCGTAAACTCAATCTCAGGGACAGTATCACCAGCAACCGCTGTAAAATCAGGAAGTTTTTCAATCCAAGCTTCCGAACCACCAACAGTAATTTCACTTGTGTTACGGTCAATAAGATGGACTGAATCTATATCATCAGAATTCGCTTTCTGAACAAGATACGCGAAATCCGGGCTAGTCCTTTTCACTGTCACTGTGATAGAACCAAGTGGGTTCCTGTTCCGTGTCCGGGTTACCTCACCTTGTGCCCCAACATAAGTTTCCCATCGGTTTGTCTCTTTGGTGGCTGTGATTGGAGTTCCGGCAGCAAGACCCGTAATTGTTCTTCCGCCATAAACTAACATATAGTCTTCTGGATCGTAATTTGATACCATTTTTGTTCACCTTATCTTATTTGTTATGTTTCTCCTCAGATGCTCAGATGCTTATAATACCTTTCACCCTCACCGAATGAATAGCCCCTGCGAGGGTAAACTCAAATCCAATATCCGGTAGGATACGGTTTGCTATGTCATTTGTCGGTATCTGGGATCTTGTAGGTGCTGATACAGACCACATACCGTTCCCATCCTTGTCTACTGCAATGATTCCCTGTCCAGTAGCATTTTGCATGACTGCCTGGACTTCCGATAGAACCATCCCGATACCCCTATCATCGTATGGAACTTTTGGAGAACTTGCTAGTAGTCTGAATACGTTTTCAGCAATCCGGGTAGATACAAAATCCTGTGATCTAATGACATCAATGTATTCTCCGGTCATTGTGGTTCCTTCAGTCGTGTGAAGGATACCACCCTGAGATACTACAAGATTTGCGTGGGCGTTCTTGATTGCGCCTTCAGTAGCTGAATCGTACCCAGAAACAGATACACCACTCAGAGTTTTGAATTTCCATGTAATCGAACCCGGAAGATATGGTGCACATTTCCCAACCCATGCTGCTTCGGGGTATTCAGTATCTGCCTTTTTATGGCAAATGATTACAGCACGTTCGTTCTGTGTGGTGGCACCTGTAAGACCAGTAAGAGTCTCACCAGTAAGAGTCTCATAAGGAACTGATCCGAAATACAGTTTCTCGTTTCCTGCTGCAAATGTAGCTAGAGCATCAATAACTTCTACAGTTTTCGTGGGTGATAACAGGAAATACCAATCGTTGTGGCCAGCGGCTATAATCGATGCTAGAGCAGCCGCCGGGGTTGATAGATCAATCCAAGCAACCGCAACTTTCTCTGGAGATGGGGTCTGCATAAAGATCGCGGAAGCCATTTTGTAGACCTCCGTGTTAGTAACCCCGCTATCTAGTTCTCCAACTTCTACCAGAGAATTGCAGACATAATATTTTCCTTCTTGAACCTCACTAATTGTTGAGATTTCTGTTTTGTCTCCCACTATCAAAGGGAGTCCAAATCCTTCCTGAGAAACTGGAACCGTTTCTCTCGTGATTGTTACTGTTACATCGGTTATATTTGACATGGTTTAAATTTCTCCTTTCTGGTTAATATAGCTTTTCATTGATCTCAACCCTTTCTATAGTCTCAATATCCATACTGATTTCACTGATAATACGAAGCACGGTATCAAAACCTGCACGATATTCTGCTTCAGTTTCATCAAGAATTAGACTTCTATCATTTACTGGTTCTAGTCGGGCAACGATAATACCTTTCTCCTTTAACTTGCCTTTCCCATCTAAGGCAAACCACCGTCTCAGGTTCAGGATATTCTCGTAACATTCTTCGATATCGTCTGACACAGACGTAAAACTCCAAACAACTGAAGGGTTCTCAAACCTTGTTTTCCTACTCCAATTCAGTTCTTCTCTCACGATATCTGTGTACCTGACTTCTGGTGGGAAAGTATCGGGGATGAATGGAACGATGATTGAGTAACTTATGAATGGTTTAGATGGTCTTGGTGCAGTACCAGATGGAACATGTACAATACCGGTGAATGAATAGACTTGTTTGATTAACCAGTCCCTTAAACCGATCGGATCATACATTATTCGTTTATCCTCCTGGCGTAATAAATTTCGAATCCACCATCCGGGTATTTGACATAGATTTTGATGTCTTCCCTTGTGTAGGTTCCACCGGTATCGTATTTCAGGTCTTCAGATGAAAGTGGTAGAATAATCGCTTCCTTTTCAACAGTCTCGGTACCCCCGGGAACCCATACCCCACCATGTTCCATATCGTAGTACCCATCAGTATAGGTGGTGAAAAGGTATTTTTTGATCCACGGTGATCTAAAAACTGAATCCCAGTTGAACCAACCTTTATACGAGACCTGGCTCTGGATTTCGTAATCCAGGCCGTTGAAAGTTACAGTTGATCCAATCATTTTGTAGCTACCACTTTCCACACAATACTCGAACGAAGCTGACCGGTGTCTATCAATGGGTTAGAAGACCCTTTTCTTCTAATTGTTGATGGGGCGTTTGGTGGGATTCTTAGATCTGTAAGGAATTCCCGTATAATGTCAGCTACTTGAAGCCCTATCAGATCGTACATTGATTTAGCATCTAATTGAGAAGATCCGTTCAATGCTCCTTCTATTGCTTCGTTTAATGCCATTTCACAGATTTGATCTATCCGTTCCTTGTTGGCATCGAATCCAGCACGGATAAAAGAACGTTCAGGGATTCTACAAGTTCCAAACTCGTTATACGCACCAATTTCTACCATCTGGCTGTCGTCTTCCCCAAAGATACCAATCAGTACTGAGTACCGTGAAAGATCAGTGAACAATTTCACGAGTTGAGGGATGTTGTTCTGGTTTTTCACGGTACCAGCCATTTTATAACACCTTCATCCTAACATAAGGGGCAAGAAGTTTTTCGATTTCTCTTAATATTCCCTGATCCGCTGTCATGAAAGATACACTTACATCGCTTACTGACTGGGATGCTATTCCAGAAGGAATAGATGACAGTTCCATCATTTTCTTGAGAGCCACTCTCACACCTAACGGCATATCAGATTCCGTGAATGATTGGTTACAATAGCTATTGATCCAATCTAGTAGAACTTCCTCGGTTATTGAATCGTCTGCCATCTTATTCCTCCTAAATTAGTGAATGATTAGGTAAAAAATACCTAATCACGGGGGAGTTGTACCTGCAGAGGCTGGAGTCAGAACGGAGAACGGGTATGCTGCAGTACGATCAGGCCGCATAGCATGAATCGGGTTCGGGACTGCCCAACCAAGACGCATGGTAACCCTGAGAGCTACCATATCGTTCTGCATCAGATTCATGATAATGTTACCATTGCTATCCTGGATCACACCTTCAGTGAACACTTTGAACGTGATATCGTTCCGGATAGCGTAAACCGCCTTATCCATGTCTCCACAGATCATGAGAGCTGTGGTGGCATCAAACACATTGTTCTTCGGGAAGTTAATCGGAAGCCCGAATAGAGTGCTTGGAACCCCTGCCTGGAGAGATGGACTGAACAGAAGGGCGTCATTGGCATCACGAAGTTTCCGGAGTCGGTTCTTCATCTCAATTGCACCAATCCAGCCAGAAGGATCGTATCCTTTCATCTCAAGGATAGCCATAACATCAGCAAGATCATCTGCAATGTCGACGTTTTCAGTATTTGCCCCTTCTTCCACTTTCTGGCCCAGAGCAAGGGCACCAGGTACAATCCCGATTGGCCATGAAGTTGGGCGGTTCTGACCCCAGATAACTGCCTGATCAATTCGCTGGTGAAATGCTTCGATGATCCGAGGGCGGACTTCGTCCCAGATTGGGTAATCGGCATCATCGAGAACATCTTCTGCAATCGGAAGAATGATGGCAAGCGGTTCTGCTACAATGTAAACGTTTGCCCATTCCATCTGATGAGTCTGTTTCTGAGCTGGAACACCATCAATGTTTGATTTTGATAAATCACCGGAATACTTGTCAGTGTTGCCCTGACTAGCATCTGATGTAACCGAAGTTGCAAAAGCTGCCCCTCCAAGTGAGTCGAGAACAGGCATACGATAGGTTCTCGATGACATCCGGGGGAGCTGTCTGAACAGGGAGAGTGTCGAACTCCCTTCCACTACCCCCACCGTGATTTCACGGGCTACCTCCTCAGGAATGAGAGGCTGTGCATCACTTTCAGAGGTCATGTAGACCCCAGTTGCATTAATCTGTGTCATAGTTCAATTTCCATTAATTATATTGCTGTTACTATTTCCTGCGTCCTGCTGCTGCCCTGATCTGTGCGTCAAATGAGGCAGCAGGGTTCTGTTGTTTGGATTCTCCCACTTTCGGAATGCGTTTCGGTAGCCGTCTCTGTACTTCTTCTTGAACCGCTTCTTGGAACGCTTTCTCGAATGTTTGAATGTTCTGATAAGTCTCGTCTGCATCGTTTCCAATCAGCCAATCTACAAACGAGGTTGGCAACTTCTTCTCTTCTAGAATCTTGATAGATTCTAGTTTGAGTGATTGGATGTGAAGCATCCGTTCCTTTTTCGCTAGTTCTTCTTCGCGTTTCTTGAGAAGCATTTCCTGCTTCTCTTTCTCGGAAAGTTGGCTCATTCGAGCCGCTTCCTCTTTCTCTTGTTTGAGGCGTTCGTTATACTCCTTCTCCCATTTTGCTTTAGCAGTTTTAAGAGCTTCTGTTACCCTTCGATCTGCTTCAGCTTGAAGTTTCTTGTCAAACTCCTCTTTGGAAAGAGAAATTACTTCGTTACTTGTCTGATTTTCACCAGTAGGTGTATCATCAGTAGGTGTATTACGGCCCTGTTGGTTCTGCATAGTACCAGCCCCGGGAACAGTTCCGGATGTTTCAACCATGTATCCTTATTTATATACTACATCTATATAAAAGTATGGTGTAGTTT